AGTAGGAGAAGATGTCTCAGCGATATATTTCATATTTTTCAAATATTTTTTTTTATTATAAATTTCCAATATAAAACGTTATAAGGTATATTTAGGAACATGAGCCTAGTCGCAGATCACACAGTTAAAGTTTCCGACGAAGATAGGATGGAGCTTCAGTCACATTACCCATATGCAGGAGTAAAACTATCCGAGCTTTCGGTTCAGGAAGAAAGATTGATTTTGTATTTTCTACGTGGGATGAGTAAAGCGGCCGCGGGCCGTGCAGCGGGGTACAAGAACCAAGATTCCGTGTACGACATCTTTAAGAAACCAAAAATCAACTTGGCCATCGAATACTTGCGCGAGGAAATGCGTGAAGAAGTTAAGTTCGACAAGAATACTGCAACACAATTATATTTAGAAGCGCATCGTAAATCAGCAACCGCGACCGAAGAAAAAAATGTCGTAGATTCGTTGTGCAAGCTCCACGGTCTATTTGCACCAGAGAATGCAACACAAGTTAATATTAATGTAGATAAAATTCAACAACTAGAAAGACTACCAGATTCCGAGCTACTAAAACTAGCTGGAGTAGACACAAGATATTTAGAACCCCAAGGAGGTACTAATGACTAAATACGCGCAACAAGCGAAAGCTACTAAAAAGAAACGTAAAGTTTCAAAACTTGCATCTTTGTATGGAGATAAAAACAAAGTAACAAGGGGCGATATAATTACTGCTATTAAGAATAAAAAGAAGAAGTGATTGTAGCCGTAACTGGTGCCAATGGTTATATTGGCCAAGAAGTTATAAAACAGCTTTCTAAAAAAGAAGGCATAGAAATTTTAGCTTTAGATATAGAAGATTGGGATATCCGAGCGCCCTTATCTATATGCAATCCTCAAGTAAGTGTTGTCATACATTTAGCTGGTCTAGTAAAAGTTAGCGAAAGTGTCGCGCGGCCTACGGCCTACTACTACACAAATGTAGTTGGCACTAAAAATGTTATTGATGCTTTTCCAAACGCAAAAATGATTTTTGCATCTACAGGCGCTGCTTATGATCCGACCTCACCTTATGCGCTTTCTAAAATAGCTGCCGAACAAATAGTCCAGGAGCTCTGTCCCGACTACACGATATTTAGATTTTTTAATGTTGGCGGTGGTACACCTACAAACCCTGAAGGATTATATGCCGCAACACAACGGGCCGTGGACCACGGTTCATTTACCATTTTTGGAGATGACTATGATACGGCAGACGGGACCTGTGTCCGTGATTATGTGCACGTGCAAGATCTGTGCGCGGCGCTCGTGTCCGCGGTTGGTCAACCAGGGTCCAAAACTATCGAGCCGATTGGGTCCGGTAACTCTTATACAGTTAAAGAATATGTTGACGCCTGGCTACTAACTAATGGTAAACTATTTAATATAGAGTTTGGCGAAAGACGTCCAGGCGATAATGAAAAGTCGGAGGTACCATTTGTCTCACGGTTTATGGTCCCTACGAAAACAATTTATGACATAGTGAGGATCTAATGCATTGTATTAATCAGAAACCAAAAAAAATGTCCATGAAGAAGGGCAAGAAGAATAAAGGTACAACTAAGAAGTCGTACAAAGGAGGAAAGAAGAAATATGGCTAAACGAGGACTATACGCAAACATACACGCAAAACGTAAAAGAATAAAAGCCGGCTCAGGTGAAACTATGCGGAAAAAAGGCGCAAAAGGCGCACCTACATCTAAAGCATTCAAAAAATCCGCGAAGACCGCGAAGAAAAGACCAGCGAAGAAAAAATAATGGTAAAAAACAAACCTAAAAAGAATCAGCCTATGGTGATATATATAAACGCTACGGCTAAAACAAATAAATGGAGTGCTTGGGAAAAAAATAAAGCCAAAGTGCAAGCTAAATTAAAACCAAGAGTTCCAAAAAAGAAAAAACCAACAAAAAAGAGAAAACCAAGATAATGCCTAGGAAAAAAGAAAAACCTATAAGAAAGACCACTGGCAAGGGTGGAAATTATAGAAAAACTAAATCTGGGGCAGGAATGACTAAAAAAGGGGTTGCTGCGTATAGAAAAGCAAACCCTGGGTCTAAATTAAAAACAGCAGTAACCGGAAAGGTTAAAAAAGGTTCAAAAGCGGCAAAAAGACGTAAATCTTATTGCGCTAGAAGTGCAGGACAGTTAAAAAGAAGCTCCGCTAAGACAAGAAACGACCCAAATTCAAGAATTAGGCAAGCTAGGAGGAGATGGAAATGTTAGATATGTATGTAGAGTGGCCCGCGTGGATAGAACCTACTTTAGGGGCACTTTTTATTATAATTATGGGGCTTTTTGCTTATATGTCATCACATTTGGTATCTGAGCGTAAAGCAGGCAAGCAACTACCAATGTTTTGGCAAAAAAAGGAGAAAGAAATGGGATACGGTAAAGGATATTCTAAAAAACCGGCAAAAAAGGCTAAAGTGGCCAAAAAACCGGCAAAAAAGACAAAAAAAACCAAAAAGTACTAAATAGTGGCTCTGGAAAAGATAGAATGCTACAAGTGTAAGAAGCTTTTAGCAGAAAACCTCGTATTACCTAAAGGTTTGTGCGTGTATTGTGCTGCAGATGAGGCAGACCAACTTCCTGAGCCTCAAAAACAACAAAAAGAGTCAAAAAAAGAGCAAAATGCTCAAATTCGTGCGGAACAAGAGCTTGCAAGACGTATTTTGTCTAGAAAACGCATGTTGCCGTTCGTTGAGAAGTTTAATCCTGATTACCAAGCAGGTTGGGTGCATAAAGACATCTGTCAAAGGCTAGAAAAGTTTAGTCAAGACGTAGCAGATAAGAAATCCCCAAGGCTTATGCTGTTTATGCCTCCTCGTCACGGCAAATCGACCTTGGCTAGTATTGCTTTTCCTGCTTGGCATCTCGGGCGTAACCCAGGGCACGAATTTATTAGTTGTTCCTATTCTGGCTCTTTGGCGATGAGTTTTTCTCGAAAGGTACGACAAGTATTAAGAGAACCAAATTATAAGAAAGTTTTTGAAGATGCAAGACTAGACAAAGATTCACAGTCTGTAGAATCCTGGCAAACAACCCAAGGCGGTGGTTATGTAGCAGCTGGTGTTGGCGGTGGTATTACTGGTAAAGGTGCGCACGTACTATTAATCGATGACCCGGTAAAGAACAGAGAAGATGCAGAGTCTGAAAATAACAGAGAGGCAACCTGGGACTGGTATACCTCTACTGCTTATACAAGGCTTTCCCCTGGTGGAGGCATATTAGTTATTTTAACTAGATGGCACGATGATGATCTAGCAGGCAGGCTGTTGCAAGCAACCGAAGGTGGCGCAGACGAATGGGAAGTAGTTAAATATCCAGCAATAGCAGAAGAAGATGAAGAATTTAGAAAAACAGGCGAACCCCTGCATCCTGAACGGTATAACGTAGAATCTTTAGAAATGATCCAACGAGCCATTGGGCCCAGGGACTGGACCGCGTTGTACCAACAAAACCCCGTATCAGATGACGGTGATTATTTTACCAGAGAGATGATTCAGTATTATGAACCTGACGAAATCGATTACGACAAAATGCGTTACTACTGCGCGTGGGATTTGGCCATAGGACAAAGAGATAGAAATGATTATTCTGTAGGTATTATGGTTGGGATTGATGAGTATGATAATATGTACGTAGTTGATATGATCCGCGGTAAATACGACGGATTTGAGTTAGTGGAAAAAATATTAGATTTCTATGAAATGTGGAGACCTGGTATAGTAGGAATAGAACGTGGCCATATAGAAATGGCTATTGGCCCCTTTCTACAAAAACGTGTAGCAGAACGTAAATTACATTCTGCATATTTTAAAGATTTAAAAGTAGGACGACGTGATAAAGAAGCTAGAGCTAGAGCTATTCAAGGTAGGATGCAACAAGGTAGGGTTTTTGTACCACAGGACGCAGTTTGGACCGGGCCTTTGGTGGCTGAACTTTTGCGTTTTCCTAACGGCGTGCATGATGACCAGGTTGATGCTTTGGCCTGGGTTGGTTTGATGATGACAGAATACGCAAGTTTTTATGAAGCACCAGAACATATACCTTCTTGGCGAGATAGGTTAGAATTGATGGCAAAAGGACCGAAAAAGAAATCGGCAATGAGCGCATAATATGGCATACAGTAAAAAACCAAGTAAAAAGATAAAAGACGCAGCCGAACTAGAGCTAGCAAAAAGTCAATGGGATGCGTACACACGTGCGCGAGATCATGGACATGACGAGTACATTCAGATAGCAAAAAAATGCGACGCTTATTATAGAGGCGATCAGTGGGACGATTTTGATATGCAGTCTCTAGATGACCAAGGCCGACCTGCTCTGACTATAAATACAATATTACCTACCGTAAATGCAGTACTAGCAGAACAAAGTACAAAAAAAGCAGACATACAATTTAAGCCCAGGGGTGGAGGCAATCAAGATATTGCAGATGTTCTTACCCAAGTTTATGCGCAGATATCAGATAACAACAAATTAGATTGGGTAGAACAACAAGTTTTTTCTGATGGCCTTATACAAGACCGTGGCTATTTTGATGTTCGTATTGATTATGAAGATCATATACAAGGAGAGATTAGAGTTACGGCCAAAGACCCTCTTGATATTTTAATTGACCCAGATGCTAAACAATATGACCCACGAACTTGGAATGAAATATTTGAAACTAAATGGATGAGCATAGATGAGATAGAAGAAGTTTATGGTCAAGCCAAAGCAGACAAACTTAGGTTTTTAGCAGAAACAGGCACAACGTTAGGTGCTGATTCTATGGAGTATGAGGAAGAAAGGTACGGAGATACTAACGAATATAATTACGGACAACAATATCCTGGAGATCCAGAGAACGCACGAATGCTTAGATCAATT